TTTCAATGATTTCACTCTTCTAGGTTTTCCTGCTGGTTGTCCTAATTTATTTTTTTGTCTGATTCTACTTCTTTTCTCACTAGCCGTCATTTCTGAAGTGGTTTTTGGGGTTTTAGAACTAACTCTTTTAGAAGGTCTACAATATGGAGTACCTCGTTTTTCACCCTTGCTACGTCCACATTTCTTCCCTGTTTTAACATCTTTCCAATCCTCCTTAAACCAACGCTTTAATGCTAGTCCTTCTTTTGTCTTTCGCACAGCCATTAAAACGTTCTCGTTATTTTTCTCTTACTTGAATCAACTACACCACAACCAGCAGCTACTACACCACCCGGTTTAAATTTTTTGGGTGGTGGTCTTTTAGGATTATCTATCGCAGCGATAATACCACCTTCAGCTTTCTTGATTGTTTTCTTTTTTTTCTTTTTCTTACCACCAGTTCCATAATTAGCGGCTCCTACTTTACGACACTTTGCGATTGCTCCGCTTGCGTAAGCTGATGGGAATACTTTGTATCTTGCTTTTACCTTGTGATAACATGCGTCTTTTGGCATTAGTTCTCCTCCGTGAAGGTGACTTTGATATTTGAGTTTTCATTTGACTTCTGGATATAGCCAATTTTCATCTCCTTTAGACGTTCTGCTATATTACTAAGTTTAATTTCCATAACTTCAGTTCTTTTGTCAACTTTAATTAAGGTTTCTGTAGTCCAAGATCCCCACGTGTAGAATATAGTTCCAACGCCACCAACAGATAAAACAAAAATAGATATGGATATTTGTTTTAACATCTCCATCTTCTCCTTGCTTGTCTTATTCTACTATTAGGATCATTCCTAGTTTTTGCAGAACTTCTTTTTAATTGTCCTAAAGATCTAGCACAGTAAGATTTTCTCCTTGCTGCTCTTTTACCTTTTGGATTTTTTTCAGTTACAGCAGTTTGTAACTTAGAACCAGGATTTTTTCTTCGATACGCAGCTACTCCCTTTTTAGTCATGCCTGCACCCTTCTTCGTGGGTCTATAGTTGGCACTCTTTCCTTTAGTCGTTCTGCGTATCTGTTTTCCTTTTTTACTTTTCTCAGCCATCTAGCCAAAAAATCCAGTTATAGAGTCAATGTTGGTAAGAGTTACGTGACACTCATCAGGAAAGATTATTCCGTGATCTGGAATAGTTATCTGATTGTCATCTGATTGATGAAATACCATAGACAACAAAGTGCTACCGCTACTACCATTTTTGAAAACAACAGCAGGAGAACCACTACCAGCTGTCTTAACATAAAATGCTTTTAAGCGAGTTCTTCCACCTTGTAAGGTTCCTGTTGCAGTTGCAGTTTTTGCAAATATAGAAGCTGCCATGTTTTACTCCTTTATCTCTCCTCTTAAAAGCATCGCCTTGTATTGTGCGCTTCCCTTGGGAGGAAGCGCAGATGTAGAGGATTTGCTAGTAGAGGATTTATTTTTTACCAAAGTTCCTTCTGGTGAAATTTCTGCTTCTGTAATCCAAGCTTCATTAACGTTAGGAGTATCTGGATCATCAGAAATAAACTTTCCAGACGCAGTTCTGGCTCTTTTTTTGTTAGCCATCATATCCTCCGTTATCTATTTTGAGCAGCAAACATATAGTCAATGTTCATTGATTTAGTTCCAGTAGCAGAACCAGATAGTTCCATTGCCCCAAGAGCTAAATTTTCATCATCTGGAATATTAGCAGTGTGTGTAGCAACTAAGTTTCTATTTACAAAAAACTCAACTTTGCCTGTTCCTTTTACGTGAAATCCAAGAGTAACAGCAGTGCCACTTTCAATATCAACGCCAGAATCAGTTGTTGTTGCGGTTCCATCTTTCTCAGTTACACAATCAATATTGCTATCACCATCGTCTACTTGAAAAACAATTCGGTCAGCTGCTGCTAACATTGCTTCTGGATTAGTTGCAAAGTTTACCGTCAAACCAATACAAATATCCATCGCATCACCTTCTGCATCAGTTGGAGTAATTTTAGTTTCAAACCAAATATCTCTTGTAGAGGATAACGCAAAAATTTCATTACCTTGAATTGAAGCACCATCGTTGTCTGTCGTTGCTTGAGAGCTTAATGTAACCGCTCCATTTTCAACGTCAGCAGCGATTGCAGCAGAGGCACTAGAATCTTTAACAACAGTCCAATCGTTTGTGTTATCTAGGGCAACACCTGTAAAATCATCCATATAAACTAGATAATCGGGGTTTTTATCTATTGGTAGGTTTTCAAACCACTTTTTTTGACCATCTTTTCCTGCGAAAAGTATTGGTCCAGTAAAATGTACAGCCATAATATCATCTCCTGTCTTGGCTATGTCAATCGCACCATGCGATTGTCAGAAGTTAGTATAGAAACTATACAAGAAAAAAATAATTAGTTCTAGTTTTATTTTAAAATAAAAAAAGGGGGTGTCTTGTAACACCCCCTCAACGTCATAGGGAGATATGATTCTTAATCACAATCTCACGTTAACACAAATTATGCTCCCGGAGAACCAAAAACACAACGTGGATCTGAAAAACCAAAACTATATCTTTCTCTAGCTTTGAATCTCATGTTTCCTGTGTCAAAATCTGCTTCCATATTAGTTGCGAGAGCCAAACGCTCAAAGTGTATGAACCCTCTTGGTGCATCAGTCATAATGAAAAAGGCATCTGTATCTGTAAGGAAGTCATTAACGGCATAGCCGTTTGGTAACATTCCCATAGATCTCAAAGCGTTTACATCATTGTCTGCTGTACCAACTCTAAGATTTGAAACCATTAGTCTTTCAGCTACAAACTGTAACTGTCTTGGAATAATAAGTTTCATTCCTCTTAAAGCAACTTTAAGTCCACGCTCATCAACAAAACCAGAAATACTTATCAAAGCATCTTCAAGAGATGTTTCATTAAGATCTGCTGCAGTTGATGGTTCGTTAGCAAACGTGCTACCTGTGCTTAGTGGATGGTTTGTTGCACAAAGTGCTACCCCATCTCCACCTGCAAAAGCACCTGCACTAAACGCATTGTTTAGCACTGAAGCAGCTTTTACTTGTTTAGTGTGTGCCATTGAACGAGCTAATGCACGTGTGTATCGAGATCCAAGACGATCATAAAGATTGTCTTCAATAGCTTCTTCAGTAATTGAAAAAGCCAAAGCGATAGTTTCGTGATTATAACGAGCGGTATACGCTTCGTTTGCTTCATCAAAGTTGACAGCAGAACCCTCTGATTTAGTTGGTGCTGCACCAAAACCTGACAACATCACCTCTTCCTCAAATGCACGATCTGAAGATTCAGTTGTGTAGATTTCAGCATGTTGATTTTCGTACCTATCGTACTCTAGTCCAAACAAGGCGTTAAGACCAGGTTCTAGCTCTTTAGCTAATTGCGCTCTAGATATAGCCATTACTTAGTCTCCTATACGCCTGTCGTAGAAACAGTACCTTGTGCAATGGACCCTGTAGGTGCATTGAAATGGTTGTTTATACGAACGAT